TCTCTTCGTTGCTCTCTGCTGGCTCCTCTTCTGACTCAACGCCAAGCTTCTGCTCCAGCTCTTGATATGATTGCGCCAAATCCACGACGCTGTTAAATTTTTCTGGTAAACCTTCAGGACGCTCGCCCTGTGATTGTTCTTCCGCTGGAGCATCTGGCCCTGTGGCATCTCCTGTAAACTCTACACTTTCCATGTTTTATTATCCTTCCGGTGGTGGTTGTTCTGGTGATGGTTCTGCTTTCATGGCGCTATCCATAACCTTGCCAGCGGCATTAATCCCCGGCCCGACTGCTTGTTGCATAGCTGCCATCTGTTGTTGCTGTTGTTGCATCATTTGTATTTCTTCCTGAGAACGTACCAGACCATCATCATCTATACCGATTGAAGTGGCTCTCCGCTTCAGGTAGTCCGACATATTAACATAGGTCGGAAACTCTGGGCCTAGAAGCTGCGAAGCTCCTGCTATAAAAGTATCAAGCTTGTTCAAGTCATGCCCCCGTCCCAGGGCTTCCAAGCCTGTAACAATGGTAGGCTTCACTAGCTTCTTGGGGATCTTAGGTAGCCTACGCTTCTTCTGCATCCGATCCATCATCCGGTTCACCAGTGGTAGCTGAAACTCCTGTGACAAAATAGAATACACACCACCCAGTACATCCTCTAGTTCCTGAGCCATGAACCGAATCTCCTCGGCTGTCACCCGCTCTGCGTTGCGTTGGACAGCACTGTTCATCAGGAAGGAGGCACTCAGTCTCTCCTTCAGCATACCTATGACATCGTAGGCTACCTTAAAGTCATTGAACTTATTTACCTGTAACACACTAACATCCTCGGCATTGCCCTGTGCAATAGCACCATTGGGTGACTGTGCTAGTGTCTTGAGTCGGGTAGTTCCATTAGGGTTAACCAGAAACAGCATCTTGGCAGCAGCAGCTGACCCTTCCACGATAGCCTGAGTCAGTGACTCCAGACTACGAAGATCCCCTAAGTATTCCTCGATGAATCCCCGCCCGTAATGCTCACCGTCAATCCGAGTGAACCGCAGGGCAATGAAAGGGTTCTTGTCTATATGGTACGTACCCCTAGTACCGGGAACCTCAATACCATTGATCTCCTGAAACACATTCCACTTCTTGCCATCCCTATGGACACAGGTGTATAGGTCAAGACCTTTAGGCTTGGAGTAGCTCTCACCAGAGGGTGCAGCCGTGTCATCCATAGCCAACTGGGCTCTAACATCATCTGAAAAAACCTCAGGGGATACCGTCTCTTTGGTAGCTACTGCCAATAAGTTTCCGCTGGGGTCACGCTTAATAATATAACTGTCCAGACCATACACCCTGATGTTGTTATCATCCGGTATATATACAAGGGAGTTTCCTGAAACAATGAGGTGCTTCAGCGACTCGAACATGACAGCCCTTATGTTACTGGACTCAAACTCAGACTGCACTGAACGCTCTACCTTGCCTAATGTCTTTTCAATTTCAGAACGGACAGCATCCACATCCACACCTTCAGCAGCCATAGCATAGTAATCCACAACAAGGCGAAAGAAAGGAGAGTTAGGAGGGAGAAGAGCCAGAAGCAACTTACTAGCAAGATTGTTAACACCTCTGGCCCCCATTCCCTGAAAAGGGGTGGGGAATGTAGTAGTTTCATTGTGTCCCTCTGGGGGTATGAGGTAGGGCAGCGTAAGTTCTGCCGATTCCCTAGCTCGATTCAAAAAACTGAGCCGTTCCTCAGAGCCAAACTTATAGAAAGTTCTTATAGATGGAACGTGCATCAGGCATTAACTCCGCTCCCCGCCCCAGAATATTGCACCCCTGTCTTTGTTGGTATAACCAAGGAAGGACGAGCTCCCCGCTTCCTACCGCTGCCTTGACGCTTCTTTTTAGAAGCAGACTTACCCAAGTTAGTGGCCGTCACTACCTTTGGTATAGGCGCGGGTGCGGGTGGTGGTGCTGGGTTTCCTCCTCCTCCTCCAAAACACATAAGCTTGTATCCTTTTATTTAAGTTTCTGTTGAAAAAATGTTGTCCGACTGTGCTTTCCGCACTTCCTTTAGTAGTCTTACAACTGAAACTTGTCCTTGTAAACGATAAATTTCACCTAAGTCAGTAGAATTTGGCATGACATCAGGGTATCTGAGGTCTAAAGCTCGCATCAGTTCCTCAGATATCGCTGGGAAGTCCTGAAATTCATCCTTGTCCATCAGTATCCTCCATTAAATCAAGCTCTTGGATAAGAAAACTAATACCCTCGGACAACTCTGGCAGTCCCTTGTCATTAGGTAGGTTCCAGTCAGGAGTAAACTTGTCCAACTCTGTCTCTGACCTGTGAGTGGAGTGCAGCAACCTATTGTGCTTCCCAATCACCCTAATGATAACGCCCTTGCACTTGTTCTTGATGTACTCCACCTCATTCATGAACCTAACATCAGTTATAACAACCACATCCACGTTGTCCCTGAGGAAATCTATCTGGGTCTTGACCTTATCTATCCAGTACCCCTCGTGCTGTACACGACGGTAATCTGTGCCCCACTTTTGCAGGATGACCCTGAACACAGCCTTGTTCTCCTCGATGACTTCCACAGGTATCTCGTGGCGGTCTGCCACCTCCTTCTTTACCTCGTCACCGAAGGCCAGCCGCACGAACTCCTTGTCTGGAACCATGGCTTGCAGGAGGTTGAACACAGTGTCCTTACCGCTGCCAGCTTTGCCCACGAGTCCTATGACGATTGCTTTTTTCTTTCTTTTCTTTTTGATTTTGGTTTCCACAGCTTTACCTCCTTAGTTTCAAAATCATAATCACCACTCCTAAGAATCCTTGCTACCCTTGCCTGAGTCAAGGCGTGTTTAGAAGATAGACCCGCCTTGTCAAATGTCTGAAGGATTTTTTCCCATGTTTCCTCCCGACTGGTACACTTAGAGAGCAACGCTTCTGCCTTCTTGGGGCCACACTGAGGGCAACCCTTGTAGTTATCAGAGGAGTCTCCCACTAATGTCTGGTAGAAGTGATGAACATCTGCTTCATCTGGTGTGATCTCACGCACCCCCTCCTCTGGTCGGTCAGGGTTGTACAACAGGCAGGGGATACCCTTCAAGTCCTTATCTATGCTAACAATAATAGCACCATTGGCCTCAGGTTCAGTGGCAGCGATGCCCATCAGGTCATCAGCTTCGAGACCATTCTCCAACTCCGCGTCCCACTTCTCAATCATGTGGTCACGCAGCGATCCAAGGATCATAGGCTTGCGTGTGCCTCTTCGGTTAGCCTTGTACTCAGGGAAGAAACCTGCCCTGTAGTTGTCGCGACCCGTGAGGAACAGCCGAGTCTCCTTGGTGTTCAGGTTCTCCTTAAGTTGTTCAAGCCACAAGTCAACCTGTGCCTTACCTTCCTTGGCATCAGCATGGAGTGTCCAGAAATCGTCGCCCCAATGTACAGGTTCCTCGCAAGCAGCAGCAACTTTGTACGCCACTATGTCAGCATCTATTAATAGCATCATTAAGCCTCTCTTTTAGTAGTTTATATTTTAATTCCATCTGTCTGTTCACATCTATGTCAAAAGAGATACGTCGGATACCATTGCAGACAGCCCCATGGTTCCTTCGGTACATCTTAGCCAACTGACCCACTCGATACCCGTGCTCCTTCAGTATCTTCCACAACATGTGGCGTGCTACCACAAAGGATCGCTTACGACACTGCCTACGGAGGTCGGCGTGGTTGATACCAAACAAAGCACAAGCATAGTTATCCAAGTGCTCTATTACCGCTTCCATTTTTAGTGGGTCTCTGACCATGAGCCTCCTGTCTTTGTCTTGCCCTCCATCGGACAACGTAGGTTAAAGAACTTCCCTGCTTCATAGATGGAGTCCTCTGCCTCTGCTTGGACACGCTCTACAAACTCAGGCCAACACTCCACCTGAAACTCATCGTGAACGTGGGCAACAAAGGCGAAGTCCCTGTTAGGTTCCAAGCCCATGGCAACCAGCTTGTTGAACAAGATAACCGTAGCCTTCTTCATCACCACGGCTCCTGCTGATTGAAGCAGGGTGTTAAGGGCAGCGTGTTCGCTCCTCACATGAAGTCGCCTCTTGTCCAAACCAATAAGGTAATCCCGCTTCTTCAAACTGCTGGAAATTTTTTCCTTCAAAACCCTCAGGCTTGGGAGAGACTGGAGAAACTTCCCCCGAATCTTTGCCCCCTCTTTACCACCCTTGCCTATGATCTGCCCAATCTTCTCGTTGCCAGCACCGTACAAAAATCCATAGATAAATGTCTTGGCGTTGTCCCGTGTGGGTAGGCCAGCAGCCTCCTGATTGACAACATGTATGTCACTGCTCAGTAGTTTCTTAGTGTACTCAGCATCATTCATATAATGAGCCAGACACCTAAGCTCAAGGCCACTGGCGTCACACCCAACCAACACCATGCCATCAGTGGCTTTGAACAGGGCTCGGTAGGAGGGATCTCGTGGAACCTGAGCCATGTTCGGGTGTCGGTGGGTGCAACGACCAGTGACGGCTCCATTGGTAACAACGTGACCATGGATACGTCCTTGTCGCTCCAGCTTAAGCCAGCCCTCCTTGCCATCAGCAAGCTGACCCATTCTTTTCTGGAGTAGTAAAATCTTTGACAGCATCTGAGCTTCAGGGTAGGGCAACCCGCATAGCACTGTCTCATCCACCTTAGGTTTGCCACCCTCGGTGAACGCAAGGGGTTCCCATCCCTTGAGTATAAGTCTTTCCGCAATGTGATCCCTGCTAAGGGAGTTAAAGGGAATCCTTTTGATCTTGTGCGGCCCTTTCTCCACATCGGAAGCCTTGTGACCTGATGCCATCGCTGCGGTCTTGGTCTCAAACAACTGGTTCCCTGCCTTCCAGAAGCGGGACTTCATCTGTATCTCCTTGGGTGGAAACACTTCCTCCAATTGAGTATCCAAGTCCAGCTTCTCACCGGCCAGCGACCCGTACAACCAGTTAGCTGCGGGTACATCAAAGGCAAACCCGCGCTGCTCCTGCATGGTCATGATCTTTGCGAACTCATGCTCCAGCTCGATGGCGATGGGTGAGTAGTGTAGCTCATCGAACCTACTGTATAGCTTGGATGTGATATGGGTATCCTGTAGGCAGTACTCCTCCATCTCAGGACACCACACATCAAACCCATACTGTTCCTTGAAGGTTCCCTTGAGATCACCCATCCTATGTCCCCAAGCCTTGAGGCTGTGACTACCAATCATCTTGGAGGGGAACCCATCAGGGTCTTTCTTGCGCCTAAGAAAGTCACCCTCCTTAATGTCAGGGTGGATCAGGCGGCTCAACACGAGGGTATCCCTCACTTCAGCCTTGGGCTTCCAACTCTTGAGCTTCTCCAGTACCTGAAGATCGTAGTTAATTATGTTATGTCCTATGATAACATCAGCCCGATCAAGTTGATCCAAGCCTTCGCTTATGGAGGGGTGGCCTGAGCCGTAGAACTCATCATTATACAGGAACTCTTCACCAGTATCCACATCCACCACAGCCATGCAGTGTATCTTGCTGACCTTGGGCAGCAGATTGTTAGTCTCTAGGTCAAATACCAAGCGGGTCATGCTTCGTCTCCTTTTTTATTGAAAGCCTTTTTAAGATTAGGCACAAACAACTTACCCTTACTGTTTAGTAGCGACAAAGCCTGTGCAAACCACTTGTCATTAGCAGCATGCTGCCACCCTTTTAACCCTGTACAGTATTTCCTACTCCAGCTACTGCTCATATGTCTGCCCCCACTTCCTCCATCATGGAAATCTCAGAGATCCTCCCCGTGTCATGGGAATAATCCAAAGATACAGCCATACCTGTCTGTCCTGACCAACGGTTCTTGAGTACCCGCACACGGGTAACGTCTGCCAAGTCCTCATCCTGTTGGTTACGTTCCAGCCCGAACACCATGTCACTAAGCTGGGCGATGCCAGCAGAGCCCCTAAGTTGAGAGAGACTGGTAAGCCCACCCTCTTCATGGCCCCTGCCGTCCGGTCTCTTGAGATGGCTGACAAGTATGAGGGAGAACTTCAGTTCCTCCACCAGTGACCGCAGACGGGTCATGGTATTGTCAATGAACCTCCGCTCATCACCATGGTCGTGCCCTGACACTACAATGGACAGGTGATCCAGAAACACATACTCACAGCCACAACCAGCGACCATGTATCGAATACGGTTTGCCAGATTCTCACTGTCCAGTGAACCGAAGTGGTCGTAGAGGTAGCAGCGGCCTGAGCCTACAGTAGCCTCGAAAGACTCACGCTTCGCTGCCACATCCACCGTGTCAGGATGAATGAGAATAGGTTTATTCAAATGGATACCCATCAGCCCCAATGCAGTACGCCGCACGTTCTCCTCCAGAGCTATGTATCCTATGGTCTTATCCTTCCTAATAAGATCGTAAGCAATCTCCTTGCAAATCTGAGACTTACCTATACCTGATCCAGCACAGAGGGTAACGATCTCTCCCTTGCGGATACCATGCGACAGGTTATTAAGTCCTTCCCATGGATAGGGGCTACCATCGTTGGTGAGTTCCTTAGAGACAGTCTCCCATATCTCACGCCCATCTATGATCCCATCGGGACGATAGACTGGAGCATTCCATATGGCATGGAGTATCTCCTGACCCTTACCAGCTACCAACATCTCGTTGGCATCCTTCAAGGGAAGCTTGGCTATCTTGGCCTTACCTACAGGCAGGACAGCAGCACACTCCTCGGCAGCTTTGCGACCAGCCTCATCATTATCAAACATGAAAATAATCTCCTCGAATCCAGCGAGGTATTCCAAGTTGTTTGCAATGACACGCTTGGCCCCTGCTGCACCGTTAGGTACGGAGACCACGGGCCACTTGTAGTCCTGTATCTGGCTGACACTGAGGGCATCAAGTTCGCCCTCGGTTATCACCAGCTTCTTGCCGCCACTCCACAGGTGGGAACCATACAGCCCTGCCTTGGAGAAATCCCCAAGGGCCATGAAGTTCTTCTGGGGGAGGCGCACCTTCTGTGCCACCAGCCCTCCGGTGCTGTCATAGAAGTTGGCTATGTGACAGATGCTACCGTTGTGGTTGCCTACCATGTAGTTCCATTTGCGACAAGTCTCCTCCTTTATGAACCGCTTACGAAGTTCTGTAGTATCTCCTTGTAGGAAGCCTGACCGTCCAGAGCTTTGTTTAACTCTTTCGTGCTTATCTTCAGCACTTCCTTCTGCTTCATGGTTTTCGCAGGAGTAACAGTAGGTGTGCCCGTCGTCGTAGACCGCTCGTGCATCGGACGATCCGCATTGTTCGCAGGGTTCATGACGTATAAATGTACTTTCTTCTGTAGTGTTACCGTTGTTTTCGCTCATCGTTCTGGAACCACTCTATCGGTGGTGTTTTATGTGCCCACAGGAATCCATTCTTCTCGGCCCATGCAGCACACGTTGTTTTTGATCCTCTCCTAATGGGAAGCTGTGCATTCTGAAAGACAAACCTAAGGTCTATCTCAGGGTGCTGCTCCCTTACCCACAAATGTTTCTTCCGGTCACGAGCCGAGAAGAGACCCTTCGCTTCTATGTAGAAGCCCCTATCCTTGATGAAAAAGTCGGGACAATAAGACGTTCTCACTTCGGGTCGGATGAAGGGAATCCTCTCAGGCTCATAAGCGAACGCGCAACCCCTGTCTTGCAGGTTAGCTGCAATGTAAGCTTCAAACTGAGACCGAAATCTCGGTGACTTCTTAGAGCTCATCCTCCTGAGATGGAACTACTCCTTCAGCCATCGGGACAGGTACAGAGGCTTGCTCTTTTTCAGCAGGAGCCTCGAAACCACCTTCATGTACATCAAAGCCGAGGCTCTCAGCCCCTGCCTTCTTGTACTCCACCAGCTCAACCACTTGAACTGCGTTGAGTCGCATCTTCAGGCCACACCCCATGGTAGGAGTGAAGTAAGGGGCGGGAACAAAGTTCACGACCAGCTTACTGCCGCCACCGATGGAAGCACCAGTGAAACCCTTACCCTGTGAGTCGTACAACTTGGGATGTTGCACCCAACTCTTGCCAGTTTGGGTAGTGACGTTGTGCTTCATGGTAAACTTGAAGTCCAACTCTCCGGTCTCGTTGCCATCGTCGTCAGTTGCTGGCTTGATGGTAAGAGGAGCACGGTTAAGCTGTGGCTTGCGCCGTTCCTTCATCTGTGACTTGTGCCAAGCATCAAGCTTGGCGTCCAGTTTGTCCTTGAGTTTCTGACCCTCTTCAGCACCGACACGCACGGTCACGCTGAACTGTCCAGCGGGATCGAATTTGTAATCGGGTTCGTTGAGTCGGGGATATACAGCCACACCAATCGGTGTGTTGATTTGTTCATTAGCATAATTGCTCATAATGTTTTTGCTTTGTTGTTGCGTTGTCTTGGCACAGCCAAGCGTTACCGATACATATACTCTGACTGGCGAACCTCGTCAATAACTAATTCACCATACATATCCTTGAAGTCCTCGATAAGCTGCTTAAACTCCTGTTTTTCTAGGGGTTTTGGGCTGAATATTTTTTCCCAAAAAACTTCGGGGTCTGCCCCAAACACATCTGCGTTGGTGTCCCGCAGTAC